GAGCAGCAAGGTTTGCAAACAACCTTGGTCAAGCCGACCCTGACGGTGATGGTCGTGGTTTCATATACGAAGATCCACAAACAGGGGACAACTTCTTTAGGTTCCCTGAAATATTTGGGTTGCCTATTGCTTTAAGGGCTGCTGGAGTTAAATCGTTTTTTGAAGCACCAGTAAAACAATTAAGCCAAGGTATGAGTTGGATTCCAGGTGTTGGACCGCTTGCTCAAATCCCTATGTCGTTTGCTTTAAGAAATTTTCCAGAAACAAATCTTATCGTTAAAACTCTTTTGCCATACGGAAAAACTGGTTTGTCAAAACAAGAAATAGCTGGTCAATTTAATCCACTTCCAGGTGCGGTCAACAAGTTAACGTCTTTAATTTACAGTTATGTAGATACAAACGCTATTGGATTAAACACATCTTTTGCAAGTACGTTGTCTCAAACAACTCAAGCTAACTTTGCTTCTGGTGATTACGATATCTCAACCGAAGAGGGTTTTAAAGTTCTTGAAAAAGATTCTTTGAGGGATGCACGAACAATAAGTCTTATTAAAATTGCGCAACAGTTTTTTGGTCCGACATCACCACAGGTTGGTTTTGAAATCAAGGTAGGCGACAAAGATATTTTTGTTGACGAGATGGTTAAAGTGTTTAGTAAAATGCAACAAGAAGATTACGATACTGCGGTTCCGCGTTTCTTAAAAGTTTTTGGGAATGAAGCTGCGTTGTATATCGGTTCAAAAACTAAATCAGAGGTCCCAGGACTTGAAGCATCTGGTGAGTTCGGAGAATGGGAACTTAAAAACCAAGACTTGTTAAGCGGAAAATATAAAGACGTTGCTGCCTACTTTGGGCCGTCAGGTGAATTTAACTATGATGTTTATAATCGACAAAGATCACAAGGGAAACGAACTGGGCTTAATCCCCGAGAGATGATTGAGTTAGCTCAGTTGCGTATTGGTTCATCCAAATATAGTGCTGCCCGTAAACTGTTTGGGGCTTTCCCAACAGAAGCGGAACGAGAAAAGTTGCAGGCTTACCGTTACAAATTGAGCCAAGATTACCCTGGTTTCCCACCAGTAGCCCAATTTGAGGTTGGTAAGTTTGAGAACCAACTTATTAAACTGGAGGAAATTGTTAAAGATCCACGTTTGGCAAACAATGAAACAGTTCCAAGCCTTGTTGAATACTTAAATGCACGTAAACAAATATTGGCTGGCAACAATTTGAAGAGTCTTAAATCAAAGAAAGCTCAACCTTACGCTGAGTCTTTGTACGCTTACGGCAACCGTTTAGCTGAACAAAACCCACAGTTTGATAGAATCTGGCAAAGATTACTTTCATCAGAGGTAGAGGACTAATGGCAAACGGCGATAAAGAAACTACAACAGCGGCAGAAGACCTTGCTGAAATGGAATTAACTGATGCTAGTGGTGCTGCTGTAGATGCTCCCCTCGTAGATAGGGTTTCCAGTCCTGCTCGTGCTATCAATATTCAAGACACAAAAACTTTAAAAATTTTAGAACAAGAAAATGTTGCTTTCCCACGTTCTACACCAAACCCAGTTGTCCCATATTTTCCTAACACCGTTAAAATTTTGCGTGGCCCAGGTGGATCACAGGTATTTTATGAAGGTAGTGGTTTAGTTGACGAAAACAATTCAATTGCTAGACCTAACAAATATGCTGCAGATCAAAACGACATCTATACAGAATTTTTTAGAGTAACAAATACAGCAGACCGCAATGCGTTGTTTTCAACAATGCAAAAACTTGGTTACTATGAAGGCAAAAAACCAAGTGCACAAGCTTTACAAGGTCTTGGATTAGTGTACGAAGATAGAGCAGCAATAGCTGCTTTCATGATGCTTGCAAACAGCAAGGGTCGCACAATGAAAGCATTAGTTAACCTAGTTGCTACTGGTCAGATACCTACAGCTGGCGCTACTGGCGGTTCTGGTAGAACAATCTCTGTTGTTTCAAGAGAAGATGCAGCAAAACAAACTGGCAATAGTTTTTTTGAGTTACTTGGTAGAGCACCAACCCAAGCAGAACTTAAATCAGCAATTAGTTTTATTCAAAGCAGCGATAGAAGCCGACAGTTATCCAACACAGAAGACCCAACTAGTTTACCTGTAGCAGCTGAAGAACAAGCAAAGAAAGCTTCGCCTGGTGAATTTGGTTCATACTCAGCTGGTAAAGCAATCAATCAAATCTTCTCGTTGTTAGGTGGACAGTAATGGCTGTTAAAAAAAATGAACCAAAACAAGATTGGCGTTCTGCGTTTATCGCACAGTTCCCACAGTTTGCAAAGCTTGTTGATGGTGGCGCAGGGGAACAAGAAGCTCGGTCTAAGTTTGGTGACGACTTAATTGATCTTATTCAAGATGTAGCTAAAAGACCAAAGCAGTATGACTTTACAACTCGAGCTGGACTTGATGCTTTCAATGCAAAGGTTTTTGCAACCAAGTATTACAACGAAACCATTAAGGCAACTAAAGATTTTGATGCGCTACTTGATGTAGATAAAGCCGACAAGATACGACTAAATCGTATAGCTATTGCTAATGGTTACGGAGATCTTGGGTTAACCACTAAAGAACTAGATGACATTGCAAACGTTGCCACTCGTCGTGGTTTTACTGGGCTTGGGTTATCTCAATATGTGAACAGCATTGTTGGTACGCGTGCTCGTGGCAGACAGGATCTTCTTGATGGTGCAGATGCGCAGGCATTGAAGAAGATTGCTTTGGATTATGGTTACAATCCATCAGATTTAAATGAGCAAATTCTTGCATCTATTCAAGGTAAAGAATATAACGGTGAAGCAATTACGGTTGACAGTCTTAAAAAGAAAGGCATGATGTTGGCTAAAGCAGCGCACTTTCAGTTAGCACCAATGCTTGATGCTGGTTTAACTCTTAACGATATCTTCAGTCAATATAGAACTGTTGCTGCAAACACTTTGGAGTTGAGTCCAGAATCTATTTCGTTTAACGATCCGAAGTTTAGAGCAGCGTTTGGTGGACCTACTACTCCGCCACCTAATTTGGGTGAGTGGGAAACTATGCTTCGTACTGATCCTAAGTATGGTTTTGATAGGACTAAGAGAGCAAAACAGGATGCACGTTCTATGGCTTTTACTATAGCTAAAGCATTTGGAGAGGTTAGTTGATGAGTAACGTAAGTAATGAAATGATGCTTGATGGTGATGCNGGCGGTAGTGATCTATCTACACAAACACCAGAAGCATTAGATCCNGCTGCTGTTTATGAAGCACGTGGATATTATGGCGATGAATCGTACATCAANGAGCTTGTAGGAAATACTGGTGTTGGTTCAGGTACTTTAAAACAAAGACAAGATGCTCTTGCTATTCTTATTCAACAAGGCAAGGATCGTGCTGCTGGTGGTGACGACGACGGAGGTGACGACGACGGAGGTGACGACGACGGAGGTGATGACGACGGTGGCGGAGACGAATTTTCTCCAGCTGTTAACGCAAAAGAAATACTTCGTCAAGCTTTAGCTTCATATGGACTTGAGAGTTTGTATGAGTTTGCGTATTCTTTGTACGCTAAACAGGAAATAGATATTGATGAATCAAACTCTTTTATCTTTGCGTTACGTGAACAAGAGGCTTACAAGAAAAGGTTTGCTGGTAACGAACGACGTAAATCTTTAGGGTTCAAAGAACTTTTGCCAGCTACTTATATTGCTTTGGAAAAGCAGTACAAAGAAACTTTGGCAGCCAATGGTTTGCCGCAAGGGTTTTATGATTCGTCGGAAGATTTTGAAAGACTTATTGGTGGAGATGTATCTGTTACGGAGTTGAACAACCGTCTTAAGGATGCGTACTCGGTGGTCCGTGATGCTTCCCCTTCTGTTAAAGCAAAGATGGCTGAACTGTATGGGATTACTGACGGTGATCTTCTCGCATATGTAATCGACCCTGAACGGGCTAGGGATCTTATGTCCCCAGATTACAAACGTCAGGCGCAGGCTGCTTTGATTGCAGAGAATGCTCAGAGGTTGTCAAAGATTAATTTAGGGGCAGCTGATGCTGAACAGTTTGTAAGGCAAGGTATTACCACTACAGAAGCAGAGACAGCTTTTGCAAACATTGGGCAGATGGGTGAACTGCGACGTGGTGGGTTTGGTGAAGAGCAGATTTCTGATATTGACTTTGCTAAAGCTGCGTTAGGTACAGATGCTGAAGCTAAAAGAAAAGTAGAAGAAAGAAAGAAACGCCGTATCGGTGATGTATCNGCTAGTGGTGGTTCAGCAACNTTGACTCAAGGTGAGAGCGGTTCTCTCAAATCTGGGTACGGGCAGTCAAATCTTTAATACAGATAGCCAGCTATTGACAATCACTTATTGTGATGTATCATTGATCTTATCCCATTAGGGATAACCGTTGGAAATCCCCCCGATTTCAATGTGTTAATAGGGGTGAGATATGCAGCCATTTGGCCCCTCCAGCCAAGTGTGGGCGGAGGAGTGGGTCATGCAAGAACAAGACTTCTATGAAGAAGAAAACGTTCAACAAGAAGACCAGGCAACAAAGAATCCTGTTCGCGCGAGAATGCGTGAGTTGGAGTCAGAGGTTAAAAACTTGCGTCAGCAAGCAGATGAAGCTAAGTCAGCTCAGCGAGAGTTGGCATTTGTGAAGGCAGGTGTAGACCTATCTTCAGGGATGTCTAAGTATTTCGTGAAGGCTTACGATGGTGAACTCACACCCGAGGCAATTCGTGTTGCAGCCGCAGAAGCAAATCTCATTAAGAATCAAGAACCACAGCAAGTAATGCCTACACAGGAGAAGCAAGCTTGGGATCGGGTTGGTAACGCATCACGCGTTGGAGATACGTCAGACGCGGTGGTTGACTATGGCGCTAGAATCGCGAACGCTAAATCTGAAAAAGAAGTAATGGAATTGTTGGCTCAAGCAAGAATGAATCAAATCAACAATTAACCAATTCTTTAAGGAGAATTAATCATGGCAGGCGAAACACAANNCTCGTCTCTCTCTGTAGATCAGGTCGCGTTTGACCGTCTTGCGTACTTCGCATTGCGTTCAGAACTCCTCTTCGACCAGGCAGCAGACGTACAACCAGTAGCACAGGCAATGCCTGGAACTGGTGTCACATTCACTATCTTCGCAGACATTGCAGCAGCAACATCTACGTTGAACGAAGTAACGGACGTAACACCAGTTGCGTTGTCGGACAGTCAGGTTACTGTAACCTTGGCTGAATACGGCAATGCGGTTGTTACGACAGCTAAGTTGCGTGGAACAGCATTCTTGGATGTTGATTCAGCAGCAGCAAACATCATTGGATACAACGCTGGCGATTCAATCGACCAAGTTGTCCGTGAAGTTCTTGCCGCAGGAACCAACGTTGCTTACTCAACAGGTGGAGCTTCACCAGCAACATCACGTGTAACGCTGGCTGTTGACGACATCTTGGTAGCAAACGACATCCGTAAGCAGGTAGCTGCTTTGCGTGGTGCAAACGTTGCAACCTTCAATGGTTCGTACATTGGCTTCATCCACCCAGACGTGTCGTACGACTTCCGTTCAAACACAGACGTAGCAGCATGGCGTACACCAGCTAACTACGTAAACCCAGAAGGTATCTACAATGGCGAGATTGGCCTCTTTGAATCAGTACGATTCATTGAAACCGCACGCGCCAAAGTATTCACCAACGTGTTTAACGGTGCAGGTGCAGCAGGTACAGGAGATGCATACGCAACTCTTATCATGGGTCGTCAGGCTCTTGCTAAGGCTTACAGCGTGCAAGATGGTAACGGCGCAGTACCGAAGATCGTCCGTGGCAATGTCACAGACATCTTGATGCGTTTGCAACCACTTGGTTGGTACTGGCTCGGCGGCTATGGTCGCTTCCGCGAGGCTTCGCTTCGTCGAAT